ATGGCCTTGCTGGCTGCGTTCATCAGCATGGATAGGCCGCTGGCAGTCTTCGCCGCGCCACCGATATTGGCTGAGCCATAGGTGTAGGCCGGAATACCGCTGTACTCATCGGCCAACTGGCTGAATTTCTCGAATACTTTCATCAGCCCTTCGGTCATGGGGCTGGGCTGGAAGAAGTCGATGGGCGGACGGCTACTGGCACCAGTCTTGCTGTAATCCAGCTGCCAGATTTTCCATGGGAAAATGTTTGTCACGTTCTGCCCCGGCGGGACAGAGGCGGTATTCACCGCTACTTGCGGCCCTGACGCGATACCCATGTTGGCCACCATCGCCCTGGCTGAGGCATTACAGACATCCTGACAGTCCTCGATCAGCTCAGGCACACCTTTCCCCCAGAATGAACCGGGGATGTCGTCAAAGCAGGCCTTAGAATATGGCTTACGGCCCAGCGGCTCAGGGTTGAATCGCACGCAGATGACGTGCCGGCCGACAAGCACGGCCATGATGTCGTACATGGCTTCCGGATCAGGCGCCTGCTCTACCGACATGCCCCAGTCCTGCAGCATCTTCCCTTTCACTGAGCCCCAGAACTCGACGGCACCAATCTTGCCATCTTCGTTGTGAGCCCCAACGTACTCGCCACGGGCCTGCATCTGCTGGGAGGACAGTGAACCGCGGCTCCAGTCCTGCAGCCCTCCCTCATAATCATTCAGTGCCTGACGGATCCGGGTTTCCTCATACCCCGGCAGGCCAATCAGGTCGAACAGGTCATCAGCGCTGTATTCGTGGTATTCGAAGCAGTCACCGTCATTCGGCTCAACAACCCCTACTCCAGGGTAGAAATTGAACGGACTAACACGCTCCACTTCCGGACCAATCTTATTCTCTACTGTGGCCCGGCCGCTTTGCGGATCCCACGACAACTTCTTACGGCGACGTACCACAGGGCCTTTGAGAATGGCAGCGGGGAAATCAACAACATCAGAAATGACATCATCAAACTCCCGATTCCAGCCACCCTCAACCAGCTGGTCCTCAATGTGATCAGCCATTCGCTCCATGCGGCTGGCGGCGTCCTTGTCCAGCTGCTGTTTAACCTTCTTCTCCAGCTTGCTGGCCACGTCCTGCATCATGCCTGGGGTAATGGGCTGGCCTGTCGCCTGCATAAACTCCTGAGCGTCATTTTCAACACGCATACGAATGCGCTGCGCCACGTCTGACGGCAATGACGGCACCGGTGTCGCCTTGAGTGACCAAGGGCGATCCCCGGCCGGCATAAGCACGTCGCGGATCCAGCTCTTCGCGGCCCGGCACTTCACGCTGGTTAGCGACATATAGATCAGCGGCAACCCCTGGGCCTTGATGGCCTTGGCCTTCTCGTCGCTGTAACGGCTGTTAATCTGGCGCACACTCTTGAGCATCCGCTTCTCAACAGGATCCTTGAGACGCTTGGCCAGCTCGAACTGGCGGGCGATATAGCCTGCCAGCTGGCTGTTCACCAGCTCCTGCTGGCGCTGTTCCGCTTCATGCTGCTGCTCAACGCGCTGCAGCTCTTCCTTCTGCAAGTCTGCATTGCTGCGAACCAGTACCAGCCCCTGTTGCATCAGTGAGCGCTCCCTTGAGTAATAGCCCGCGCCAGAGAGGCATTCGGGATTTCAATGACGTGCTTCGACCGCTCCTGGCGCTTTTCCTGAATGTGTCGCTTCACACCGCCGACCATCCCCAACAGATACTCCCGGCTGGTTTGATTCAGGTCGAAGACAATTTGAACGCTGATCTTGTCGGCAGTGTGGAACACGAACGCAATCTTGCTGCGATCCTTGGTGTTGTACTTCACCAGCACCCCGGTGCGCTTGCAGGCCTTCTCGTCGGCCAGCTCCTTGGACGCAAAGCGGGCCAGCAGGTCTTTGATCTTCTCGATCAATTCCCCAACTGCTTGGTGCTGCTGCTTGTTCAGTGTCACGTCCACGCTCCCATGCCAGCGCCGGACTGAACCGGTCTGGCGGCCTGATATTGATTGCCGAAAATTGGTGCCCGCGCCAATGTCTCAAAGGCCTTTGCCCCGTGGCTGGCCCAGTCATGGCGAGGCTGGTTGCTGTAGGTGCCCCGGTTGGCAAGCCACTCGCGCTTGTAGTTCTCCAGGGTCTTGATGCCGAATTCGCACCGCTCTTCATCGAAGACGCAAAGCGGCAGCCGTTGGCGCACTGCCTCCCGCCCTTCCCGCATATCGCTAATGCGCGGGATAACCTCGAAGGCAATGCCGTAATCCTGCAGGGCGATTTCACGCCGGGTGCGGGTTTCGTCGCCACCACCAAATAGCTCCCGGACTTCCAGATCATGCGGCCCGAAGTGCCGGCCGTAGCTGTAGCCCTTCTCTGTCAGCATCTTCGCGTAGTGCGACAGGCTGGCATCGCTGTGCTCGTAGTAGTCGATGACCCGGATTTCCCGGCCAGTCACCTGGAAGAACCAGATGGCCGTTGCGTCATTCATCCCCAGATCCCAAGCGGTATGGACCTGCAAGTGCTCACTGATCGGCACCGTGGTGATCCGGCCTCCTTGGCGCAGCTCGCGAATCAGACCGGAGTAGTAAGCGCCCTCGATGGCGACCTCAAAGGCTTCATCGGGATGCGACGGGTATTCCCGGTGCATATCCTCAGTGCCTTGGTCAGCCTCTTTCAGGACGTACCATGCCTTCTGGCCAGGCATCAGCTTGATGCCGTGCTCTTTCTTGAGCTTGTCGAAATACTCCCGCAGGCGATGCGGGATGGTGATGCCGGTCGGGTCCGTCATGTAGCCCGGATCCATCCACCACGCGAAAAAATGAAACTTCCACTCCAGCTTGCGCAGATCCCGGCCTTCGGCATTGGCCCTGTCTGTATGCTCCCTGGCCACCTGAACCCGGTCGAAAAACTCCCCTTCGTTCCCTTCTGCCGTGGATTCCACGTCAATCAGGTTGCCCTCGGCCACCGTGTTGAACGCACCAGTGCGAATCTCACGGGCCTTCTGGGGGTACTTGGCAGCAATCTTGCCCAGCTCGGACACATGCAACTGCTGAAATGTCCCGCCCCGAAGGCTGGTACCCACCGTCACACTGGATCCGTTGGCAAATTTCAGCTTGCGGGCGTTGTCCTGCTTGGTGGCAAACTTCGCCAGAAGCGGAGCCGGCAGGCTCTCAAACGCAAATTTCAGCTTGTTCTCGAAGATGTCACCGGCCGTATCCAGATCCTGGGCGATGACGCCGGCACTCCAGTTGTTGTTGAACAGACAGCGATCCAGCATGTCCACCTGAATCACGGTGGAGAAGCCCATTTGCCTGGCCTTCAACTCCACGTTCAGGTAGTGGCGGTTCTGCAGGTACCACGTCTGCGCCCGGTTGGGCCTGAACAGCACCTTTTCCCCGTACTTGTCGAGGATGTAGTACAGGTTATTCAGCCGCCACCAGCGATTACTGAAGTGCTTTTTAAGATCATTCGCCGTCAGCGTCATAACCGCCAACGCCCCGCGAACTGTCCATCACGGAATCAAGCAACTCATCCAGCGGATCTTTCTCGCTTGGCTGCTCATCCAGGTTGAACGCAGTGCGCTCCAGCCCCTGCAGCACCTTCATGCTGTTGGCCATATCCCGCATCACACCAGCTCGTGACTGCAGAGAGACAGCTCGCCGAGCTGCAGCCCTGGCTTTGCCATCCCACTCTTCATCATCGGCCTGCTTCTCGAGGACATCACCAATGGTTTCGTTGTGAACTGTGCTGTCACGCAGCTCAGTCATCAGCAGCCCACAGATACCGCGAGCATCATTGATGTCCCGGCGGTGAGTCCGAATGATTTCAGCCCCACGCTCAGCAGCCTCTTCAACAATGGCTGAGTCTTCCTGCGCGTTAGGGGTGCGAAGTTCAGTGCGAAGTAATTTATCTTTTGTCCGCTTCTGAACGTCCTGAGTCAGGTCACGGGACCAGCCTTCCTTCTTCGCTTTCTGGCGAATGGCTGAATCAGTCGGGCCATGCTTCTTGCCAATCTCACGAATGCTCAGCTGACCAGCACGATACTCACGCTCAATAGCTTCCCAGTCGTACTTCTTCCGGGTTGTCTTGGCTTTCGTGCTCTTAGTCATAACTGCAGGTCATCCCAAGAATGCAGCACCCCACAGCCAATGCACTGCGCACCTTCGCGGCGAACAGTGAACACTTGGCAGTCACAGGCGCTGCAGGTGAATCGTTCTACGCCATCATCCGGCGTCACATGCTGGGTGAAGTATCCACGGGAAGAATCACAGCCCGGGCAATCCAGACCGGCATACTGTCCTACCGGGGCAACTGCTAGCCACTCACGTTTGCAGTGCTGGCAACGGGCTGGGCCGCTCAAGTGTGGCTGGCGCTCCGCTCTTGCCTGAGCCAGATCCGCCACATCCCCTGTCATTACTCGTCCCCACCCATGGACTTGCGCAGCTCTTCCTCGTTTACCGGGGTAAAGCCGTCAATGTGGCACAAGGGCTGGTACTCCCCGTCCTCCCGATACAGAAGGTACATGCCGATCCATTCTTGAGGTGGTAGGACAGAAGCATGCCGCTCGCTTATTTCCGCCTCAAACCCACCTGTGAGGCGAACATCAACACCAGGCTTCATGTGTGACTTCATCAAGTCCACGATGCGGGCAACCCGAACCAGCTTGCCAGAGTTGTCCCGATACAATGGCCACTCCCCCGGGGGAATCTCTTCAGGCGCATTGGTGGGGCTCTCTTCCTTCAAGCGG